CACCACCAAAGGAGAAATAATGGCTACAAAGAAACCAGCACCAAAGACAGTTAAAGAACAAGCCCTAGCAGCAGGATCATCATATCTTAGAGCAGCCGTAGCAGCCGTACTTGCTATGTACATGGCAGGAATTACAGATCCAAAGGTATTAGCAAATGCGTTCTTGGCTGCATTAGCAGGACCACTACTAAAAGCCCTACAGCCTAATGAAAAAGAATTTGGCATAACAAAGAAATAAGAGTACAATAAAGATATTGGACTAATCACAGCACATCACACACTTATATCACCTGTGAATTAATCTAAATAGGAAGGGCCTGGAGCAATCTGGGCCCTTTTCCTTTTCCTACAATGCCTGTTTTAGGTACCTAGCAGGCGATTTAAGGACTTTTTAGGTCTTGACCCATACAATATGACCTGGAAGGCCTAAACTCTCGTCATTTGAGCGTGAAGTTCAGTGAAAAACGGTACTGTAGAAGAAGCAATAAAAGACAATATACTGAAGAGTAGTGTAAACTAGAACAATGGAACAGTACAAAGAAGGATTCCAAGATGGCTACACATACGCCAAGGAGGAATTTGTAGAGAAAATCTCAGAGATCCAGGATCTTGATCCTTGGACCGTTGAGCGTATCTGCGACATGATAGAAAGAAACGAACTATAAGGAGGTAGGTCTATGACTAATAAGATGGGGCAATTCATCTAACTTAGGAGAGATTTATTAACACAAAAATCAAACTATGGCAGAGGGCAGCAATTGCAACTTTGCTAGCAATATTTATACAAGCAGCAATAACAACAGATACAGCAAGTCCAGAACCAGCAATAGTATACGAGCCAAGGCCAATATTAGAGCAGGTATCTGCAAAAGAAATAGCAAAAGAATTGCTTGATCCTAAGCAGTTTGTATGCCTGACCAAATTGGTAGGGAAAGAGTCAGCCTGGAGACCAGAGGCTCAGAACCCTACTTCCACCGCAAGTGGGATTGGCCAGATGCTAGATAGCACAGTAAGCAGTCTTGGCATGAAGAAGTCAGATAGTGCAGTAGCCCAATTGGTTGCTACGCTGTCTTACATATCAAGACGACATTCCACTCCCTGCGGAGCCTGGAAACATTTTCAGAAGAATAGGTGGTACTAAAATGGCAGATAAAGAACAATTATCGTTAGAGTCTTTGGAATACGAAGAAGTAACAAAAATTGATAAAAACGGTAACACCGTAACAGTGAAAGTCTACTAAGGAGAAATCATGACAGACCATACAGAAGAAATTTTAGATGAAGAACTATTCATCACAAGCATAGATGCAGAAGGAAATATCACACAAATTCCTCTTGTTTGACATGTGTTATAACACCTGCTATACTAATATTCTATGAAGTTCACCTCCGTGATTTCCATAGAACCTGAAGGGCCTTACAGAGTTTAATCCCATTCTCTTTGTAGGGCCCTTCTTCTGCTTATTTGACTTTTGTTAAAACATCATGGTAAGATAGATTCACGACGGGAGAATGGGGAAAGAAATGTACATTAAGCAGGTACGGTCAAAAGACAACAGATACAGCACTGTTGAGTATGATCAAGATGGAAATATTATTTTGCAAACAAAGGCAGCAAGAAAAGCCAGAGCAGAAGCAAGAAAAAAAGAAGAAGCAAAAAAACAAAAGTTGAAAACTGCTGTAAAATGTAGTGCATATACAAAGAAGAAGAAGCCTTGTCCAAATCTTGTAGAAGAATCAAGAGGTGGAACTCTTTGTCACATCCACGATCCAGGTGGTATATTTAGAACACAAGTCGCAGAGAAAAGAAAACAACATATGAAGTAAAATATAATTGCAGTAAACCTACGCATCCACCTACTTGGATGGTTTATTAGGGGCAAGGTATCTTGAAAAAGGTCTTGCTTAATGTGACGGGAATCCGTTAAGGTGAAGAACTCACTCGCCCTATCCTTGGCCATCAGTGAAGGGAAAATGATTAATAATCAAGTGTGTTTGTAAAATACCAAGGTTACTTGTATCAAAAAGTTGTTATATATTACGCTTGCTTCGCAAGCAAAGCCTTACGGCTTTAGTTAATCAGAGTATTTAACCAGAAGGATACGCTTTGATAAACAATTAAATATTAAAGGCGTTAGCCTTTCCTGGCTTGCCAGGTATTTAAAGAGATTTCATGATACAATAAAGTAATGGTAAGAAGATACTTTCATAAATATATGAACGATAAACACTATAGCCAGAAAAGGGGCAAGACAATGGGACCAATAAATCTAGATAGCACTCCATGGCCAGCAAAAGATACAGTACAAGATTCTATAGATAGTCTAAATGCAGCAATAGATAGACTTGATAAATTAATTCATGAATGGGTAAAAGTATGTCCGTGCAAAGACAAAAAATGAGGTTTCACCTGGTTGCCTTGCCTCATACCCAAGTAACCAAAGAATTTAGTTCCTGTGCTTATACAGAAAAAATAATAGGTTTTGCTAACATGATGACTTCCCTAGGTCATGAGGTATTCTTGTATGGTTCAGGAGATAAGACAGATGCTAATGTTACTGATTTTATTCCTTGCCTTTCTGAGGAAGATAGACTAAAGGCTGTAGGAAATAATCACTATACATCTGCTTCTTTTGATAATACCTTGCCACATTGGGTAACTTTTAATCGTAATGCAATCCAGACCATAGCAAGACACATTGAACAAAAAGACTTCATTTGTCTAATTGGTGGTATTGCTCAGAAGCCCATAGCAGATGCTTTCCCTGACCACATGTCAGTAGAGTGGGGTATTGGGTATAGTGGAACATTTGCTAAGTACAGAGTCTTTGAATCCAATACCTGGAGATCAGCAGTTTATGCACAGCATAGAAATGCAGCAGATATTGATATTAATTTTTATGATGGCGTTGTAAATGGATACTACGATGTAAACGAGTTCCCAATGCAATTAGACAAAAAGGACTATTATGTCTACTTAGGTCGTATGACTCAACGCAAGGGCGTAGATATTGCAGCAGAGACTTGCAAGGCAATAGGAGCCAAACTAATCTTTGCTGGATCAGGAAATTACATTCCTTCTTATGGAACTCACATAGGAGAAGTAGGAGCCAAGGAAAGAGCAGAACTGCTTGGTAATGCAATTGGTGCATTCAGTCCAACTATGTACCACGAACCCTTCTGCAACAGCCATATACAGGCTCTAGCCGTTGGTACGCCTGTCCTGACCACGGATCTAGGAATCTTTACAGAAACTGTGCAAAACGGCTTCAATGGATATAGATGCAATACTCTAGCGGAGTTCGTAAATGCGGCGGAACAAGTAAAGACATTAAACTACAGAGCAATAGCCACAGACGCATACTCAAAATACAGCACTGATATTATTAGATATAAATATGAGAGATATTTCAATAGATTATTAACCTTGTGGGATGCTGGTTGGTACACTTTATAACGAAATGATAACGATTTAAAAAAAGGTCCTAAAAAGGGCTATTTCTTTGACAATCGTCATAATAGTGTGATACACTTATTGTATACAGTTGAGAAACTGTAAATACTACTAAGGAATGGGAACAAAATGAATATAAATAAATTAGATAGCCTCATGTGCGTCTGGTGTGAAGGCTGGGTTGCTGATGAGATTAATTACAGCCAAACCCAAATTTGCGAATCATGCTTTGATTACAAGGGTGTTACTACAGTCCGTGAATATTTAGCGGAATATGGAAATACATTGGTGGTAGCATGATTACTATGACTAGAATATGTACAGACTGTAAAGAAGAAAAGCCTGAAACATCAGAATATTTTTATAAGAGTCCAAGGTCTAAGAATGGATTACGCACTCAGTGTATAGAATGCTCACGCCAATACCAACTTAGTTATTGGGATAGTATGACTCCAGAAGCCAGGGCTGAAATCAAAAGGGCTGAGCAACAAAGAAACAAGCACACCTATAGAAAAGCAACTAGAAAGCAAGTAGCCCGTAAGCGAGGAGTCTTGCATGAGGACTGGACAGAGCAGCAATTGTTTGATACATACGGAACAGATTGCTATATCTGTAACAAAGCAATTGACTTTGATGCACCTAAGCGTGGAGAAGGCTCAGAGTATTCATCATGGCCTGATCATGTAATTCCAACATCTAGAGGTGGAGAAAATACTATTAGAAATGTTAGACCATGCCATCACAAGTGCAATAGAAGTAAGGGTACTAAAACATATGAAGAATATATTAATTTTCTTAAGGAATCAGCATAATGACTAGAGAATGCAGTGGATGCAAAGAACTAAAGGACTTAAGTATGTTCTACAGAAGAACACCTTATCGTCCAACAGAAGACACTTACGATTACTACTGCAAGACATGTCGTAATGCATCAGCAAAGAAGACATTTAAGACAAACAAGGTAAAGTGCACAGTAGATGGATGCGACAATCCAAACTATGCTCGTAAGGTCTGCAAGTCACATTACCACAAACAACTAAGACGAGAGAAGAAGGAAAACAAATGATACAGCAAGAACAAGCAAATCCAAGCACAGTACTTCCAAGTGGAGTGATGCTTTATGAAGCACAGAAGATTGTCCAGTTCCTTGAAACAGGCGTTATGATTCTTCCAAGCACAAGTAGATCAGATTGGCCAAACACAACTGATGAGCAATTTGAGTATATGCTTGCTATGCATAGCAGACTAAATGCTTTACATGCTCTGTACAATCCTACTCCTTCAGCACCACAAGGAATAGACAACGCATAAATGCAATACAGAACATGCTCTAAATGCAAGATGGATAAGCCTTTAACTGAGGAGTTCTTTGGTCCTCAACAAAAGAACAAGGCTAGACTCCATACAGAGTGTAGAGTATGTAAGAAAGCATACATGACAAAATGGCAGGCAAACAAAAGAGCAGAACAAGAAGTTGACAGGAAAAGAGATAAGCATATGTACACTATCAAGGAACTGACAGCAGAAGAGAAGAAACAAAAAATGCATGAGGCTTATGCTTACATACATTATCAAGCATTTGGTAGGCCAATATCAGCACGGCAGTTAAAGGAAATAGAAGGCATAGAGGAATGATACATAAAGTCTATTGGTGTAAAGATTGCAATGCAGCAGTCATGGACAACATAGAGTGTATAGTATGTGGTAAGGAACAACTCCAGATTGGCTGGGTTGAAACAACAGATAAAGGAGAAAATAATGGGTAAGAAGATAAAGGCTAAGAACTTAAACGATTTACAATTCATAGGAACATTCTTTGTTGACTCAGGTCAAGCAATGATTGGTGATCCATGTAATCTACACAAGTGGAGCGATTCAGAAGAAGATGACTTTGAGACACATGTAGATAAGGCAGGAGAATACAGTTATCTTGGTGCAGCAAATGCTACACTAACTAAAGGCTTTGGTACATTAGGTGATCATGATGCAACTGTATTTTCTACAGGCAATGGTGATGGACTGTATCCAGTCTATGCACAGATTGAAGAGTATGATGAGTGGGGTCCACGAATCTGGGCAGTCGTAATTGACATGAGCAGAGACGGTAGATATGTAAGGGATAACAGTCTTAGTCAAATTCAAGGTGAGTGTGATTGCTAATGATGCAATACTTTTGGATGTTGTGTGCAGGAATTCTAGCCTTTGCTAAAGGCAGAGGAATGATTAGATGGATAGTCGCAGCATACTTCTTTAGTTTCTTTGCACCAGCAGTGTTAGCATTCTTACCTATGAAGATAGAGAAGTTTGCCAAGAGAGAAGCAAAGATAACTGATTGGGCTGAAGGTCTAGTTACTAAGAAGGAAGTCCAAGATGTGAATACTGTTGATGATCTATTCAAGCAGTTAGAAACAAAGTAAGTAAACAAAGGGGCCAACATGGATAACAATATGAATGAAGGCAAGTTGACTAAGAGTCAGTATCGTACTCTTAAGTCTAATCTTGCTGAGTTACCTGAACTACAATCAGGTGCTGCATCATTTGTTAATCCAAGTCGCTCAGGTTCAGGTGCACCAAGTACAGAGAGATCAATAGGTTTCAATGTAAACGCACTAGATTATTCTATGGGTAAGGAACTTCTGGGGCTACTGCATAAGTATGAAGCCCTTATCCGTAGAGGTAGGTCTCTGACTCCTCCAGCCTTACTGAAGAGAGAAGCGACAGTGGAACTAGAGGTTGCTGCAACAGTCTCATTCCACCTAGCCCATCTTGAATGGACAGTCCAACAGGATTGGGTGGAGGAGTTTGCGGGACTAATAAAGGAACTCCATAGTAAAGGAATGGCCTGTAATAAGAAGTTCATAGAACAACCAAGAAGAATCCCATGTCCTACTGATGAGTGCAGATCTCATATAGTTATTGATATAGAGAATCTCTTGGCTGGTGTTACCTGTCATAAGTGTCGTACCTCATGGACTCTATATAGATTATTAGGCTTAGCCATGAACAATCCTAATAGAACCTTCTGGTTAGATATAGATGCTATCTGTCTATGGATGAACATAACTAAGGTACAACTTAATAAGATAGTTAGAGATCACAAGATACCTACAAAGAATGGTCTTTACGATATCTCTGCTATAGCCAAAGCAAGGAGTTTACTTTGACAATATTTAGAATATCCTGTATAATGGAGGCAACAGTATTTGCTGACCCCAAAAGTTTGACGGGATCTAAAGAGATACCAATCAACAGTATAAGGAATACATATGTTTAATATGAGTATGTCAGTTGGTCCAGTAAATGTACAGTTAGATACAGATGAGAGATTATCATTTGATGCTATTGATACCCTACTTAATAGAGGAGCAGCAACAGCACTAACTTTGTTTGACCACCACTTGGGTAGCCTAGTCAAGTATGATAACTATGATAATGATGTAGACTGTGAAGAGTGCAATAGCCTCAACAAGGATCTAGATTAATTAATATAATTAATTGTAAGGTTTTATATTTATGAAATTTAATAGACCCTGTAGTGGGTGTGGCATACTAGTCAGAGACAGCAGATGCCGTGCCTGTGCCAAGTTGCAGCAAGCAAGAAATCCAAGAAGAAGACATAATAAATATGATTATGAATGGCAAAAAATGTCTAGGCTAGCCAGGTCCCTCCAGCCATATTGTTCAAAATGTTTTAGTACCCTGGACCTCACAGCAGATCATATTTTATCCATCGCTCAAGGTGGTCTGAATACTTTAGATAATATTTCTGTATTATGTAGGAAATGCAACAGTTCTAAAGGTTAAATAATCTAACATAAGGCAACCACCCTGGCCTACCCTCCGTGGCAGACCCTGGGTATGGGGCAAAAGTTGAGCGTGTTTTTTATTGCTATACCCTGGCTGCCCCTTCCTGTATAATATAGCAATATTATAAGATTTGGACATTTGGGACAAATTTGTCAACGATGTTTGAAAAAGGAATTAGTAGAAATGGAAAAATATAATAATGGCTCAACCAACTGCGGGAAGACCACCAAAGCCAAATGAGATTAAAAGACTCCTTGGCAACCCTGGTGGAAGACCTTTGCCAGACCTAAATGTGATTACGCATTTGCCTATGGCTAGAGAAATACCAACACCACCTGAGAGTCTTAATCAATCAGGATTAGATTTATGGAATCGTGCTTGGGGTGTGGCTGTTACTTGGCTTAGTCCTGTTAGTGATATTGAGGCTATCAAGAATGCATCGCATTTGGCTGATGCTAATGAAGCAGCAAGAGACCGTTATATGATTTCTACAGAGCCTGCAGATGCAAAGGCTTATGTGGCAATTAACAAGGCATACACAGATGCTCTGACTTCACTGGGCTTTGATCCAGTTTCCAGATCTCGTTTAGGTGTAGCAGAAGTACGAGCAGCAACTTCAATTGATAGACTATTGGAGAAGAGAGAGCGTCGTGCTAAAATAGTATTTGACGAAGACACAATCAACCAAGGGGCAGACAATGAACAAGATAGCAATTAACGACATAGGAACAGCAGAAGACTTCCTACGAGCAATAGATGAATCCATGAGATCATACGCAGTTGGCGATATGGTTAAGGGCATAGTGGTTCAGATTGATCGTGATGGAGTTCTTGTTGATATAGGATCCAAGATGGAAGCGTTTATTCCAATGAAGGAGATATCAGCAAAACGAGTGTTTGATGTTTATGATATCTTGTCTATTGGTCAAATGGTCCAAGCCAACATAATCAGACTTGATGAAGAAGGACAGTTCGTCCTATCCATGAAGGAAGCAGAAGTAATTTCTCTATGGGATCAAGTAGAGGCTATCTGGAACTCTGAGCAAAAGGTTGTTACTGGTGTTATCACCAAGGTCGTCAAGGGTGGAATGATTGTTGACATTGGAGTAAGAGCATTCTTACCTTCATCACAATCTCACATAAATAAAGATGCAGACTTTACTACATTTGTAGGCCAGACAGTAGAAGCCAAGATAATTCAATTTGAACGACACAAGAGCAACATTGTAATATCTCGCAAAGCACTTATTGAGACTGACCTAAAGCAAGAGAAGATGATTCACCTTAGCAAACTCAAAGAAGGCCTGGCATATAAAGGAACAGTTTCTGGAATTAATAATTTTGGAGTCTTCGTGTCCCTTGGCCTAGTATCTGGTTTAGTTCACAAATCTAAGATGGGCAAATGGACTCCTGAGCAATTTACAGTTGGCCATGACATAGAAGTTGAAGTCTTAGAAATTGATTTTGATAACGACAGGCTCTCTCTGGCATTCAAGGGTTAATCATGGAGAACAAAATAGAACATTGGCCTCCAACATATCTGTCTCCTGTCTCACATATTGAGAAGGCTAATAGCCGTGGATATGATGTTATTGATTTTGCTGAGACGCTTTGTCGTATTACAGAAGACTCTATCGCTGGTAATGTTGGCGAGAAGTTAATCTTACGCCCATGGCAAAAAGAACTTCTTATCAATTTATATGCTGAAGATGAGAACGGCCTTCTAAAACATCGTCGTGCTTTGATTGGGATTCCTCGTAAAGCAGGCAAGTCTGCTCTTCTTTCCACACTTGTGCTTGAGCAGTTATTGCTTGGCGTAAACGGTGGTCAGATTTATTCTTGTGCTGCAGATAAAGAGCAGGCTAAGATTATTTTTAAAACGGTAAAGAGAATGGTTGAACTAGAACCAGAACTCTCAGAGGTATTACAAACATTCAGAGATGTTATATATAACCCTAGCACAGGTACAGTATACAGAGCCCTTTCGTCAGAAGCGTTCACGAAAGAAGGTCTAAACTCTACATTTGTGGCATTTGACGAGTTGCACTCACAGCCAAATAGAGAACTATACGACACAATGTCGCTTTCTATGGGTGCTCGTTTAGAGCCAATGCTTGTAGCAATTACCACTGCTGGAACGAAGTATGACTCGTCAGGCAAAGAGTCCCTCTGTTTTCAAATGTACCAAAGAGGTGTGCAACTCTCTAAAGGAGAGGTTGAAGATCCTTCCTTCTTTTTCGCATGGTATCAGGGCGATGAAAAACTTAACTACAAGGATGAAGATAACTGGCGTTTAGCCAATCCTTCTTATGGCGATATCCTATCTGCTGATGATATGAAATCTGCTTCGCTCTTGACTCCAGAGGCTGAATTTAAAACTAAAAGACTTAATCTATGGACTGACTCTGCTCAGACTTGGATACCAACTGATGCCTGGGATGCACTAACTGTTAAAGACAGAGAACAAATTCCTGGCGAAGATGTTATCTTAGGCTTTGACGGATCCTTTAATGGAGACTCAACAGCAATTGTTGCATGGTATCTTGGTGGAGAAAAGCCTCACTTAGATATCTTAGCGATTTGGGAAAGACCAGATGATGCAGATCAGAACTGGTTCATTCCAGTTGCTGAGGTAGAATCTGCTATAATAGAGGCATACAGAAACCCAGATTACAGCATTCGTGAAGTAGTCTTTGATCCTGCCAGATATTCTAGAACTTTTATGCTATTTGATGAAGAGGGAATGCCAGTTGTGTCTTATCCAAACTCTGCAGAACGAATGGTCCCAGCCACTGCTAAATTTTACGAGGCAGTTATGAATAACTCATTTACTCATTCAGGACATGAAGCATTAAACAGACATGTAGCAAACTCTATGACGAAAACATCATCAAGAGGACTCATGATTCAAAAAGCAAACAGCAAAAAGAAGATTGACGCTTGCGTAGCAGCAATCTTTTCTTATGATCGTGCCACAGTGCCAGTACCAACAAAGCCTGTAGCAAGATACTATTCACTATAAGGAGAAACATGAAAACAAAGAAGCCAAACATAGACTGGTCATTAACAACTGAAGTAATTGGCGTAGGACTAGCAGCATATGGCTTATTTTTGATCTTTCCTCCTATTAGTTTCATCGCACTTGGCGGATTTTTAATCTGGGCTACGGAGAAAGAATAACATGGCAATCGCAGGCATATACAATATCACAATGGATCAGGGTGCCCAATGGACACTACAAGTTGTCTATGATAACAATAACGGAACTCCATTTAACCTAACTGGATACACTGCTCGTATGCAAGTGCGTCCTAAGTTTGGTGCTGATAATGCTGTGTTGACTCTTTCTTCTCCAAGTTCAGGAATTGTAATTACACCTTTGACTGGCACACTTAATTTGACTGCTACAACAGCACAGACTGCTGCTATTGATGGTGGATTTTATGTTTATGATTTAGAAATAGATAGTGGTGGCGTTGTCACCAGACTAATGCAGGGCAGCGTAACAGTAAGAGATCAGGTGACACTCAATGCCTAATGTTAATGTTACAGCCATAAGCAATGTAGTTACCGTTGATGAAGTCAATAACATTGTTACAGTTACTTCACCTGGTTCACAAGGAGCCGTTGGTCCAACTGGAGCCACTGGCTCAACAGGACCTACAGGAAGTACAGGTGCTACTGGTTCAACAGGAGCAACAGGTGTTACTGGACCGTCAGGTGCATCAGGATCCACAGGACCAGTTGGTCAAACTGGATCAACAGGTGCTACAGGTCCTCAAGGAGTTACAGGTGATGTAGGACCAACAGGTGTTACAGGACCCGTAGGAAGCACAGGTCCAACTGGACCACAAGGATTAACAGGAGCAACAGGTCCTGTAGGAAGCACAGGCCCAATAGGAGCCACTGGTCAAACGGGACCAACAGGAGCAACTGGAGTCTCAGGAGCAGACGGAGATACATATGCAACAACATCTCTAAGTAGCGTAGCAATTGGTTCTGGTTCAAAGACATTTACACTTGTTGATACAAATGTAGATTACTCAATTGGGCAGACAGTTGTAGTTGCATTTGATTCAAGCAATTTAATGATTGGTGATGTAACTGCATATTCACAAATCACAGGAATTTTAACTTTTACAGTAACTTCATTTACAGGTACTGGCACATATGCTTCATGGGAAGTAAACTTAGCAGGTGCAGTTGGTATTGCTGGTCCTACAGGAGCGACAGGTGCCACAGGACCCGTTGGAGTAACTGGTAACACAGGACCTACAGGATCTACTGGCCCAGTTGGAGCCACAGGAAGCACTGGTCCACAAGGAGTCACAGGCGATGTTGGCCCTACAGGAGTCACAGGTCCAATTGGACAGACTGGCCCTACAGGTCCTACAGGAGTAACTGGAGATGTTGGTCCAACAGGACCTACTGGAGTTACTGGTGTAACTGGCCCTCAAGGTGTTACAGGAGACACTGGAGCAACTGGACCAACTGGTGTAACTGGCGATACTGGCCCAACAGGGCCAATAGGTGTTACTGGTGATACTGGTCCAACTGGTCCTACTGGTGTAACTGGAGATATTGGACCAACAGGTCCAGCAGGTGCTACAGGAGTTACAGGACCCGTTGGTGCAACAGGTTCTACTGGTCCACAAGGAGTCACTGGTGACACAGGAGCAACTGGCGTAACAGGCCCAGTTGGATCTACAGGATCTACAGGTCCTATTGGTGTTACAGGAGATACAGGTCCCACAGGAGCCACAGGCTCAACAGGACCAATTGGTGTAACAGGAGCGACAGGACCTACTGGAGCCACAGGAGCGACGGGACCAACAGGAGCAGACGGTGGATCATCTAACTTTTATGACTATAAAGCAAATACAACTTCTACATCAGGTAATCCTGGTAATACATATCTTCTTTGGAACAATGCAACACAAACATCTGCAACACAATTAAATGTGAGCCACATTGACAAAGATGGTTTTGATATTGATATCTTCTTGGCTTTGATCAAAGACAACGATACTTTAATTATTCAAGACTCTTCAGATTCTAACAACTTTCAAAAGTGGGAAGTAAATGGAACGCCAACATTGCAAACAGGTTATGTTGAGATTCCAGTAACACTTGTAACATCAGGTGGAACAGGAACAACTAACTTTGGTAATAACTTAAATATTTTATTCGTAGTATTTAGTGCAGGTATCGTTGGGCCAACTGGTCCTTCAGGTGCAACTGGCGCAACTGGTCCACAAGGAGTTACTGGCGATACTGGACCTACAGGAGCCACAGGCTCTACTGGTCCAATTGGCGCAACAGGTGCTACAGGGCCTCAAGGAGTAACAGGAGACATTGGTGTCACTGGTGCTACTGGTCCCGTTGGTGCTACAGGTGCTACTGGTCCGCAAGGCGTGACTGGTGACACTGGGCCTACAGGTCCAACAGGTGTTACTGGTGATGCAGGTGTTACAGGTGCAACTGGGGCCACAGGCCCTCAAGGAGTAACTGGTGATACAGGATCTACAGGCCCTTCAGGTGCGACAGGCCCTACAGGAGTTACTGGAGTTACTGGTGCTACAGGTGCAACGGGAGTGGGAGTTGCTGATTTAACTG